AATCCTAATATTTTACCCATAGCCAATATCATCTCAATTGAGTAATTAAATGTTACTTTCTTCTCACTAGCTTCTTTTAAAAGTAATCTATTAAATTGCTCTGCCGTAATTTTAATTATCTTCATACTAATAAATATCTATAAAAACAAAAAAGCTCTCAAAAGAGAGCTTTATTGCTTTATTTTTAATTCTAATTATACGTTGTCGAATGACGCACCAGTATTCATAATTACGAACTCTAATTGGATGAACTCTAATGCTCTTGTTGGTTTCAAGAATATTTGTCCAGTCAATTGATTTCTGTCGAAATCTTCTGGGTCGTTTGATAACACCACACGGAAATCAGTTAAACCTCTTTGACTTCTAATACTGTCTAAGATTGGGTTTACAAGTGATAAGAATTGGTTTCTTACAGCTGCATCGTTTTGCTCAAATAATAATCTGATAGAAACAGCAGAAATAAGTTTTCTTGCTTGTAATAACAATCTTCTAACGTTGATTCTGTTAAGAGCTGTATCTTTAATTTGAAGAGTTTTGTTACCCCAGATTTTGATACCTTCAGTTGTGAAAGTAGCGATTGGGTTAATTCTTGCATCATAAAGAGTATCTCTTTCGTCTAATGTTAATTTTTTTCTAGCTTGGATAGCGTTAACAGTACCTCTTTCGATACCAGCAACCGCATACCATGGAGCTGTTTTCTTATCTGTAAATGCTATGTTTCTTACAACATCTCTAGTCGCTGGCATCCAAATATAAACATTGTTTTCAGTGTCATCAACTTGAATCCATGGCCAGTAAGTACATGTGTAGTTACTATCAAAAGTACCATCTAAGAAATCAGCAATATCACCAGCAGTCATTACATCACCACCACTATCAGTATCTGGAGTTGTAACAATGTACAATGAGTCAGCTCTGTCGTTTTCAACCATATCAATTGCTTCTTCAACTAAGTTACCATTATCCATTACATCAATACCTGGAGTTGCAAACACGTTAACGTTAACAGCTTCTGGGTTTTTGAATGTCCAAATTGCTTCTAAGTATGCATAGTAATCAGAGTTTATTGCAGCATCACCGTTAAATAATGTTCTAGATTTAAATGCACCACTAATTTTACCTTTACTTCCTAATGTACCGTTGATTAAGAATGAATCTAAATTACTTCTTCTAGTTCTATAAATATCCCATCCATCAAAACCACCAAATGGTACAAATGAGAATTTACGAGCTCTAATTTTTTCATATTTAGTACCTAACACACCAGCTTCACTTCTAAATTCGTATGCACCTACTTCAAAAGAGAACGCTTGGTTATCAATTAAAGCTGAAGCTGCATCCACATCCATATGGAAACCTTTAGTTAATGCACTAAATTCAACACCTTTATGGTCAAAGAAATCAGCATCAATACCAACAAGGTCAGATAAACCTAAATACTTTTTACCTATTTGACTATAAGTATCAAATTCTCCATAAGCAGTTTGGAATAATAAGTTAGGTGAAACAACACCACTATTACTAGCTGCTTGGTAATTTCTCATTGGGTATCCAACGAAACCAGCTGGGAAAGCTTCTGAAGTGTCATTAGTGTCATCTAATTCAATCAAAACATAACTTGATTTTGAAGGGAAGTTACCGTCTAATGTACCAATTCTTCTAGCAACATAGTTAACAGAAGTTGGGTCCATTGTTACTCTTGAGAACGATTCCAATACTGTAGGTTGTGTATCATTATCACCAAAAGCTCTTACAACAATATCAAACTCTTTAGTATCTAATTTAATGTTTCTAATAGAAATTTTAAATTGTTCGTTTGCAGCATTACCATCAGAAATAGTCCAGAATCTGAATAATCTTAATACTTTCGTACCACGTAATTCAGAAACAACATATGGAGTAACAGCTGGTTTGTATTCTTGTTTGTAATCATTGAAAGAATTAGCATATTTAATCATTGTTTGATTGATACCTCTGATTTTACCAGCTTTATCTAATGTGTCAAACATTTGCTCAAAAAATTCTTCAGCGAATACAGCAGTTTTACCATCATTATTTGTTCTACCTAATACTTTTGGTAAGTAACTTTTCTTAGTGTTATCTAATGATAAAGAATAATTGAAGTTTCCTTGAATATTAGATTTACCAGATAATGAAAATTCTGCTAATGGGTCAGTTAATGCAGCAGTAATTGAAGAAACAAATGTTGGACCGTTTGTTGTTCCAGTTATTTCGTATGCTGGTAATTGAGTATCACCATTAATTCCACCTCTAGAACGTAACAAGGCAACTAATTTATCTTCAGTGTCTGAATAACCAGTACCAGTATAATGAACTGTAACACCAGTTGTTGTACCAGTAATAAATGCACCAACAGTAGCTAGATTATTAAGATACATTGTTGTTGTTAAACCACTGAATAAACCGTTATTTTTAATGTTACCAGTAACAACATACGTAGTACCAGTTGGTCCTTGTGATAATGTAGCTAATGTATCATCTAAATCACCACTATTGATGATTTGTTGTAATAATGGGTCATTACTAACAATAGTTACATTAGTGTTTGCTGATGTAGCTGTAAATGATAATAATGGTGAATAAGAAGTAGTGGTTGTCGTAGCAGTCGTTGACAAGTCTAATGCAGCATCTAATGTGATACCCCAAGCTTGACCAGCTTCAAACCCAGATAAACCTAATACTCTTGTTACAAACAATTGGTTAGATTGATTTAAATATTCTTTAGCGATATATGGTAACTCATATAAAGGAGCGTTGTTATCTTTAACCTTTGTAGCGTTACACTGTCCAAAAAAGTTTTTAAATTCATCATAACTAGATATAAAAATAGGTTGAAACGCTGGTCCTATAGTTGTCTCACCAACTAAACCTAGCGTAGTTACACCTATCTGACTAGTTACAAAAGATAAGTCTTTTTCAGATGTATAAACCCCTGGGCTTACAAATACTTTATTTGGCATAATTTTGTTTTTTGTTTTATGTTATTTATCGTTTTATTATAAATATTAACTTTTTTTCAAAAGTAAGGCCAATTAAAAATATAAATATGAATTAGTATGAATTTTATCATACTTTTATCATACTTATAGAGAAAAGTGTTATGAAACGAGATAAAAACTTAAAAATTACGCCAAAAACTCACGAAATGTTAAAACAATATTGTGAGGAAAACGGTCTTAAAATGTTTGCTTTTGTTGAAAAATTGATTAGGGAGAAATGTCAACCTAAAAAAGGTCTTTATGACGAAGATTGATTTACCACGTAGTAATTATCACTAATCCACCACCACCGTCACCACCACGACCACCAGTACCACCATAAGCTGCACCACCGCCTCCACCTCCAGAACCATATGAACCATTACCACCTCTACCACCATCTCTAGATGTAGTGTTAGCACCACCACCACCAGCACCGCCAGTAAATAACATTGGTCCTCTACTAAATGAATTAGAAGATGGAAATGAATAAGAGTAACCATGATTACCATGTATTGTAGAGTCAGCAGCGTTAGCTACTCCACCATTAAGTGTTGTAAAACCATATAGTGTACTAGTTATATCACCACCTTTAAAAGATGATGCATTTGAAGATTCACCACCACCACCAGCTCCACCAGAAACTACATTTTGTAAAGTTAAGTTAACACCAGCACCAACAGTACTACCACCAAGAGTACCAGCATGACCAACAGTCGGTGTTATTTGTCCCAATTGAGCCCAAATAGTGCTAGTATATGTCCAAATAGTACCAGCAACACCAGCAGTACCAGCTACGGAAGAACCACCAGCTCCACCACCACCAGCACCAGCAGCACCACTTTGCATTACAGTAGCTGCACTAAGAGTTGATGCTGAAACACTAACATAAGATAATTCTCCAGCAGTTCCAGAAGTATTTGCTGCACCACCAGCACCACCTTTACCGACACTTATATATAATATATCTGGTAACATACATGCTGGAAATAAACCAATAGAAATAGCTGTAGAACCACCTCCACCACCACCAGTACCAGTGTTAACAGCACCAGTTCTACCACCGCCACCGCCACCACCACCACCTAATACATAAATGTGAACCATTTTAGCACCATTAGGTTTTTGCCATGTTTGCCATTTTGTACTACCAGAAGAAAGAGCATAATATATTTTACTATTTTGTTCATTACTAGGAAGATTGAATATATCTATCATTTTATTAAAAATTACCAACAAGTTATTATTACAATACCATCACCACCTCTACCACCACTACCTTTATTACTACCAGATGAAATACCGCCACCACCACCGCCTCCAGAACCAAACGCACCGTTACCACCTCTTCCACCAGCAACACTACTAGAAGCACCACCAGCACCACCAGCAAAAAACATTGGGTTATTGGCCATACCAACTGTGTTAGGTATTGATAACATATAACCACTAGTACCACTAGTAGTAAGTGTGGAAGCTGAAGTACCACCAGATACTGTTGGTATTACATTCCCATAACCTATAATACTACCCCCATTAAAAGGTACACTACTACTTGTTCCAGCACCACCACCACCACCAGTTGTTATACCAGATATTAAAAGATTTGCTCCAACACCACTAGTAACACCAGCAACACCAGCTTGACCAGCATAAGCGGAAACTAAACCTAATTTACTTAAAAGATTACCAGTAGGTGTCCATACAGTTCCAGCTTGACCATTAGTACTTGCTGACCCACCAGTTCTCCCACCAACCGCAGCAGCAGAACCACTTTGTAAAACCACATTTGTCGCAGTAAAACCAGTATCTGGATATATCATTACATAAGATAAAGCACCGTTTCCACCAGAACCATCACCACCGTTTCCAGTAGATTCACCACCATTAATACCACCACCACCATATCCACCAACACCAACATTTATGTATAATGTATCTGGTAAAACACTAGCCAAAAATAAACCAGTAACATGACCAGCTGAGCCACCACCACCACCACCTTTTGCATTAACAGTAGCATTTGAAGAATTACCACCACCAGCACCAGCACCCATTACAAAAAAATGAACAAATTTAACACCATTAGGTTTTTGCCATATTTGAAAAGCTGTTTGTGTTATAGCCGATAATGATGTAACATACATTGGACCATTAGCATAAAAAATACTTTTATTGGCACTACCATCATTTATATTAAAAAAATCTAACATGTTATTTATCTATTAACTAGCTGTTATTATTACAAGTCCATCACCACCGTTTCCACCAGAACCAGCAGTTACGTTACCACCAGCACCTCCACCACCGCCTCCACAGCCAAACGCACCGTTACCACCATTAGCTCCAACACCAGTGTCAGATGACCCACCACCAGCACCACCAGTAAAAAACATAGGATATTTAAAATTAGGTCCTACAAAATTTTGTCTAGTAGAAAAACCATCACCACCACGAGTAGCACCAGCAGATGCAGCTGACGTACCACCAGCAATTCTAGGGAAATCTAATATTGATAAAATACTACCAGATGTACCTAAAATAGAAACTGATGACACACCAGCACCACCAGCACCAGCTGTTGTAGGTAAACCATTTGGTGATACGTTAGCCGCAGCACCAGAAGACACACCACCAGCACCACCAGTTTGACCAGCATACGCTGATAAAAATGCTATTTCAGCTAAAACTATATTAGCTGAAGTTATAACAGCACCAGCTGTTGCTGATGTCGCAGCACCAGCATTACCAATACCACTTTGCATTAATACAGTATAAGGTGAGAATGTACTATCTGGTTGTGTAGAAACATAAGACAAACCACCAACACCACCTCTACCACTACCAGAAGCACCACCAGTACCACCAGAAGCTACAAGAACGTATAACATATTTGGAACAGCAAACGCTGGTACTGTAATATAAGACATCGCAGCTGACCCACCACCAACACCACCAGTTCTAGTTGAACCAGCACCAGTTGGGCCACCTTGTCCACCAGCACCACCACCTAATATATAAAAGTGTACAAAATTGCAGTTAGATGGTTTATGCCATACTTGCCATGCGTTAACACCTTTATTGTAAAACACTTGGTTAAGTAGACTATTATTTATATTAAAAACATCCAACATAGTTTATTCATTTACCCATGTTGGTGTAGGTGGATTTGCATCAATAATATGATATCCGTAATCACCAACTAATTCTAACGTATTTCCATCTAAATCAGTATATCTAACAACTGACCCACCACTTATTTCTTGATATAGTTGTCCAACATACCCATATTCAAATTCACATAATATGTAATTCATATCAATTAATATTTACCTCCAATAACTGTTATTGTATAACCAGCAGCAACTGCCGTACCTAATGTTACTAATATTTTATAGTTAGCTGGTAAAGCTATATTTAAAGGAAGCTCAAACGTTGGTTGTGCTGACACTTCAGAGTTTGTTGTCGGTGGAAGAGAAATATCATCCCATAATGTGTTATTACTTGCCACCGCATTAGCATCACCATCATTAATCCAAACTCTTGCAACAGTTGCAACGTTAGTTCCTAGAGGTTTAAAACGAATTCTTTGTACATAACCACCAGTAGCTGACGCTGTAAATGCAGTAAAAATAGTACCAGTTGTTAAATCTTTTGTTGTATTGGCTGTTGTAGCCGACACAACCCATTGTGTGTCCCCAGATGCTGTATATATTGGGGCTGTATTTAATGTTGTATTTGCCATAATTTATTTTTTATTTATATTATAATTATTTTATTTTTAAATTAAATAGTTACCACTTGCAATTGCACTTATAATTCCATATGGTACTGGAATGTTTGTTATTTGTGAACCATCACCAATAAATGTTGTCGCAGAAACTGTTACGGCTGCAACATCACCAATAAATGTTGTTGCAGAAACTGTTGCAGCTGCAACAGTAGTTAATCCAGATAATGTTGAACTCCAATTAGCTCTACCATCCGCTGTTTGTGATACCAATACTTTATTTATACCCTCAGTACCATCCAACAATTGTACGGAATATGAAATTGATGGATAACCATATCCACCATCACCTCTACCATCAAAATACCCACCAATACCAGTTACCATAGAACCAAATTCACTAGTACCAACAGTACCTCTAACACCAATTCCCAATAAACCATCAGTAGCACCACCATCAACACCAATACTAGTACCAGTTGTAGGGTGTCCTTCTCCTACACCCCACACACCAGTTTGAGTTCCAACATTACCATTACTTAAACCATATATACCTTTAGCACCACTAATATTACTAGCGTTTCTAACCCATAAACCATAAGTGTTATTACTAACTGTAAAAATTGAAAATTTATTATCAGCTTCTGGTGCTGTTCCAATACCAATATTGGTACCATCATCTCTAATAATACTATTACCTTGACCAGTTGAACCAGTCCATTTAGTTAAATAGTTAGCGGTACCTAAACCAGTGGTTGTCCCAGTGCTAAATCCAGTAACGTTAAACGTACCACCAGTATTGTTAGTAAATGTAGCTGTACCAGCAGCATAAGTACCACCAGTTACTGTTACATCTGTAGGTAAATTATAATAAGTTGTTGCTGAAATTGTAGTCGCTGTTAAACCACCACTTATTTTAGTATCACCAGAAACGTCTAATTTAGCAGATGGTGTTGCCGTACCAATTCCAAATCCAGTTGCCGTTCTACGAGCAAATTCAGAGTTACCCCTATAGAATACAACATCATGATTACTTAAAGACCCAAATGATGAACCTTGACCATCTGCCGCTAAATAGGTTCTTACACCAGCTCCAGATTCTATATTTATTTTTGTACTTGCGGAACTAATTAAACTTATATTCCCATCAATATTTAATTTTTCAGATAGACTTACTCCACCTATACCAACTCTACCATTAGCATCAATCACAAATGGTGTTGAGTCTGGATTATTAGAATCTTCTACAACAAATGCATTCCCAGTACCAGTTTGTGTAACCCTAACAAGGTCAGATGAACTATTACCACTAAATAATGATGAAGCACCACCAGTAACAGTTAAATCACCAGTTATCGTTAATCCAGTCATTGTATTAAACAATGTACTAAACGTACCACCAGTGTTATTGGTATATGTAAATGTGTTATTAGAATAAGTTGCACCAGTTACACTTACGTCTGTTGGTAAATTAAAATAAGTTGTTGCAGATATTGTGTTTGCGGTTAAACCGCCAGTGAATCTAGTTGCACCAGCAATAGTTCCACCAGTAAATGAAGGTATTCCAGTAAGGTTACTACCATTACCAAATAATGTTGTTGCTGATATTGTAGTTGCGGTTAACCCACCAATAATTCTAGAGTCTGAATTGGATATAAATCCATTCTTAATGTTAAATTCGTTCGGCATAATTTTTTACTTTCCCTATCCAGTAATGTTATTTTATAATAAATATATTGAGTTGTTAAAATAAACTATAATCCAAATCTAGATTTTGTTGCATTATAGTTTTGCAAGACTTCTGTTGCTGTTAAAGCTTTATTATAAATTGTTATGTTTGAAATCGCACCTTTCCATAACCAACTATTTGTAGTGTTTTTAACAAACCCAACACCTAATGAAAAACTACTATCACCTACTGATAAAGTTGAAGTGTTTGAACTAGCACCAAAAACAACACCATTTCTGTAAAATTGATTAGTAGTTCCATTACCAACAACAACAATATTAACCCAATCAGTAGTATTAAGAAAACAATTACTAACGGTAAAACTTAAAACTGGTATACCAGCAGTACCTTTTGATGCAAACATAGTAATTGAAGTACCATTACCAGTACCAAAATAAAAACCTTTTTGACCAGAAGTACCATTATTATTACCTAAAATATACATTTCTATATTTATTACTGATGGTTTCACCCAAGCAGATATCGTATATATTCCAGTATTTTGTATAAAAGAAAACGAACTTACTGAACCAACATTATCAACATAATCATCTGTACCATCAAATACTATATTACCACCATTAGAACTACTAAATGTAGGACCATTTACTAATGTT